ACGCAGTAGAAACCTTTAAGATCAATTTCCCAGAGGTGCCGGTATATCACGGAGACATTACGGCGTTGACCGGAGGCGAGTGTATGAGAATCGCCGGGGTAAGTAAAGGCGAGCTTGACGTGCTCGACGGTTCACCGCCCTGTCAAGGATTCAGCACGGCAGGCAAGCGAAAGTTTGACGACCCGCGCAATAGTCTGTTCATTGAATACGCCAGAATGGTAGACGAGCTACAGCCGAAGGTTTTCGTCATGGAGAACGTCACCGGAATGGTGAAGGGATACATGAAACAGGCTTACTTGCAGATAGTGAAGACGCTCAGGGAGTGCGGCTATCAGGTCAAGGGTCAAGTCATGAACGCCATGTATTACAATGTTCCGCAGTCACGGCAGCGGGTAATAATCATCGGCGTGAGGAATGATATTGATATTGAACCGAGTCACCCGAAGCCGCAGACGATGCCGATTACCGTTGAACAAGCTCTTGTTGGCGTCCCTGATGATAGCGATAACAGATTTATTAAAGGGTTCTTAGTTGAATATGCAAAGGCTCATCCCGGTGGATGGAATACGAATGATGCCCTCTATAAGAAAATAAAAGGGAGCACTGCAAGCGCGATGTCAACAAAGTGGTGTGAATGGGGCCGGGTATGCGGCACATTGCCAAAATCCGAGATATCGACTACAGGTATAATTCATCCTAACAAAAAGCGATATCTTTCTATTTCAGAAATGAAGCGAATTTCTTCATTTCCGGATAGCTTTACATTCACAAGCAGAAAATCAGGGGTTGAGCGCATCGGAAACAGCGTACCGCCCAACCTCATGCGGGAAATTGCGGAACATATCAAAACCAATATATTGGAAAAGGTTAAAGAGGTTTAAGAGTGGGCGCTCCGAAACGATATGCACAGATTGATGTGCTCACGGCTATTAAAGACAGCGGGGCTATTGTCTCAACTATTGCTCGCCGTCTGGGGTGTGAGTGGATCACTGCGAAGCGGTACATCGACAAATGGGAAAGCACCAGACAAGCGTTTTCGGACGAACAGGAAACGATTCTCGACATGGCCGAGGGTACGCTATTCAACGCGATCAAAGAGAAAGACGTGCAGGCGGCGAAATGGATACTAGCAACGAAAGGTAAAAAACGCGGGTACTCGGAAAAGCAAGAGATCGAGCACACTGGCGGCGTAGTGATTCGCGTCGACAAAGACGATGCAGACCTATAAAGTCCAGAAAACTGACAAGCAGCGTGAAGCGATCGCGACAATAAAAGCGAACCGGTTTACGTTGCTCGAAGGCGGCAGCAGAAGCGGTAAGACGTTCATTGCGCTGTACGCAATCTGTTTGCGAGCGCTCATGTATCCGGGGACGAAGCACCTTGTGTGCCGGTTCCGTTTTGCTCACGCAAAGCAGGCGATCTGCTACGAAACAATGCCTGCCGTGATCGAAGCGCTTGGAATCAAATCGTATACTCACCTTAACCGGTCAGACTGGTTTTACGAGTTTGGCAACGGGTCGACAATATGGATCGGTGGGCTGGACGAAAAAGAGCGAATCGAGAAGATTCTCGGTAACGAGTACGCGACGATATTCGCAAATGAAGCAAGTCAGATCGTTTTTCCGAGTATTGAGGTTTTGATTACTCGGCTGAATCCTCCAGCTGATGTGCCGGGCAGGTTTCTGGTTGACTACAATCCACCGAGCAAACGCCATTGGGGATACGTGATGTTTCACAAGCGACAGTACCCTGACGGCAGACCACTGCCGGATAATGATTACGCGGTGGTCAGAATGAATCCGCAAGATAATCCGCACAATTCGCCCGAGTACGTAGAAACATTGCAAACGCTATCGACGCAAAAACAGAAGCGATTTTTACTCGGTGAGTACGCCGACGATATGAATGGATTGTGGCAGCGCGAGTGGATACGGTACGGCGCTTTGTTGCTAGATCCCGAACGCGTTGTTGTGGGCGTCGACCCGACAGGATCAGTGAACGGCGACGAAGCCGGGATCGTGGTCGCTGCCAAGCACGGCAATACATATTCCGTGCTTGCGGACTACTCCATGCATGGCACACCGGCGCAATGGGCCGCAGAAGTTGTTCGCGCGTACCGGGTGCATAATGCTGATCTGGTGGTGGCGGAACGTAACTTTGGTGGAGACATGGTGCGTGATGTTATCAAAAACAGCGGCAACGTAAATGTGAAACTGGTTACTGCGACTCGGGGAAAGATTGTAAGAGCGGAACCCATTGCGGCGCTGTATGAAGAGAAGCGAGTGCAGCATATCGAGTCGATGCCAGAGCTTGAAGACGAACTTTGCTCGTACGATGGAACCGGGGATTCGCCGAACCGGCTTGATGCACTGGTATGGGCGCTTACCGAGCTGAGTAGCGAAACGAAGCCGACTATGATAGGCTATGTATAATCAAGGGGGCCAGTCATGGGTCTTTTTTCTCGCAAACAGAAATCAATACAGCAATTTGAACAGAAAGGTGCGCCAACGTTTTCGCTTATGCCGCGGCGATCATGGACAGCAAAGTTTCGCGACTTCACCGATCGCCAGTCAATCAGGGACGGGCTTGAACGCTCGGTTTGGGTGTACGCATGTATCAAAATGCGTTCGCAGAATATTGCAAGCGTTCCGTTCGTGGTGAAGCGCTGGACAGGCAGCGAGTGGGAGCAGGACGACCAGCACCCGGCAAACCGAATACTCGACAGGCCGAACCCGGCATACTCGTTTTCAGAGATGTTACAGCGGGCGATCATGATGCTTGACTCATCGGGTGATTCTTTTTGGTCGATTGTGCGTTCGGCAGACGATCCGAAGCAAATGCCGCATGAAGTGTGGCCGCTGATTCCGGACCGAATGACGGTAAAGCCGGGTGAGGATGCAATGGTCTCGCGGTACAAATACGAAAAGAGCGGATACCACCGAGAGTTTCGCGCGTATGAAATACTGCATTTGAAATATACGCACCCCGGTGATTTGTATTACGGCTTATCGCCGCTGGTCGCTGCAGGCAGGGCGGTTGATATAGACGAGGAAGCCGAGCGGTGGCAGAAAAACTCGCTTGAAAACATGGCTGTGCCGCCGTTCTATATCGAAGCCCAGGACCTGAACCAGCAACAGTACGAGCAGATGAAAGAATGGGTCAGGGATCAGACCGGTCCGGACAATGCTCGAAAGCCGATGATACTCGCAAACGGGCGAATGGCGACTGTTGCATTTTCGGCAACAGACCTTGATTTTATACAGAATCGCAAAATAACAAGAGAAGAAATCTGCGCGGCATATTCCGTGCCGCCACCGCTTGTCGGGATATATGAGAATGCGACGCTATCAAATATCGAAACTGCTCGACAAATATTATGGCGCGAAGGATTGATACCGGTACTCGATGAAATCACAGCGCAGATTAACCGGCAGCTTGCTCCGGCGTTCGGTGACGACATAAAGTTTGCTTACGATCTGACAAATGTCGAGGCGCTGCGGGAGAACATGACCGAGCGATTGGGCGATGCTCAAGCATTATGGCGCCTTGGCGTTCCGCTAACAGAGATCAATAGGCGGCTGGAACTTAATCTTGATATTGATGCGATCCCGGGCGCTGATATTGGATACGTGCCGAGCGGAGTGTTTCCAGCCGGGTTCGATGCTGATATGGATATGCCAGCCGGAAGCAACGCAATAGCAGACGAGGTTATGAGTGACGAGGGATGAACGCGAGCGCAGAGCGCAGCAGCGGATCGAGTCACAGGTAGCGAATCGCTACGAGAAGCGACTACGAAGAGAGCTGGTCAACGGCATACGTGAGGCGGCAGATCAGTGGGAAGCCGGGCGATCACTCGAATCGGCGCTTGCCAGTCATAACGAAAAGATCGAGTCTGCCATGCGAGCAATGTGGACCGATGCATTCGAGCGGATCGGCGAGAGGGTAGAGCGGCAGCTTAATGAAAGTGCGAAGGGTTGGTTTCCCGGTGAGCGTAAAGAGCTTGGAACGGCAACGATGCGAGCGCTTGAAGGTTTCATTGCTCGGTGGGGATCGCTGAAACTTCGGGCAATCAATCAGACAACGATGCGGTGGATTCAGAGGCAAATCACTGCAGGGATCGAAGAAGGATTCTCGACTATAGACATAGCGGGACTGATCACTCAGCAAGCCCCGTCGATCAGTGCGTGGCGAGCGGTTGTGATAGCATCGACTGAAACGCACACTGCCGGTAATTTCGGAAACATAACAGTCGCGCGAGAATCGGGGCGAGACCTGATGAAACGATGGGTACACGTAAATGACGACCGAGTGCGAGAAGGCGATAACAGCGACTTCGACCACACCAGTGTAGAGCCGGTACTGCTGAACGAATCGTTTGACGTTTCGGGGGAGTTGCTTGATTATCCCGGTGATCCGAACGGATCGGCGGGCAATATCATTTTGTGCAGATGTGCAGTAACTTACAGACGTAGGCAATAGCGCAGCGAATGTGCTATTATCGTGGGAGGGTAGGTGTATGGTGGATTTAGAGTTTCGGCGTTTCAAGATTGACGATGTGTCACAAGACGGGCGCACGATTGTCGGGCACGCGGCAGTGTTCGGGAATCGTGATGCTTACGGCGATGTGATTGAGCCGGGAGCGTTCACGAAGACGATTGCCGAGCGTAAAGACAAAGTTAAGGTGTTCTACAATCACACCTACCCGATCGGCAAGCCGGTTGAAATGGCAGAAGACGAAAAAGGTTTGTACACAGTCAGTCGCCTATCATCGACGCCGAGAGCAAACGAGATACTTGAGCTTATCCGTGACGGGGTGATTGACGAAATGTCAATTGCCTTTGAAACGCTGAAGTATGAGGATTATTCCGAAGATGGTCGAAGACTTCGGGAGCTTCGCCTTTACGAGTATGGGCCGGTGGATTTTGCTGCAAATGATCAGGCGCTGATAACCGGCGTGAAGTCATTGGCGCAGAGATTGGAGCAGGGACAGAACGGGAGTTTCCCGTTACAGGAAATCAAAAACGCGATCGATCAGCTTGAAACAGCAATCAAGCGAGCGCAGCCGTCAATTGACACTACGCCGAAGCCGTCACTCGTTGACACTTCCGTGATGAGTTACAAGAGCGAATGGATCGAAGATATAGCGCAATCGGCGCGAATCATATACAGGAGACAAAAGTCATGAGCGATTTTGAACAGAAGATGGACACGGTAACGAGTGAGCTGAAAGGGGCGATTGAAGCCCAGGACAAAGAGATCAAGCAGTACGGCGAGACCTCGAAAGAACTGCGTGAGCAGATCGCAACGTATGAGAAAAAGTACGACGAGCTGCAGAAAGAACTTCGCGACAAGACTGAAGAGCTTGCTGTGAAAATGAACAGGCCTGTTGACCGGCCGGCTGGAATGGCCGAGCGGAAAAGTGTCGGGCAGCGTTTTCTCGGTAGCGAAGAGTACAAGAGCGCAGTCGCGTCGGGTCGTAACTCAACCGACGCCGTGACGGTCGGCAACTTGTTCGAGCGGAAAGCTGTTGTGTCTGGTGCTACTGTTGGAGACACGGGGGACCGCGCACCAGTCGCGCCGATGTACGTGCCCGAGCTGTTTTTTGATCCGGGCCAGCGAGAGCTTACGATTCGGGACATTATGAACACGGCCCCGACTGGCAGCAACGCAATAAAGTTTTTTCAGGAAACCGACGCGTTTGAAAGCGGATCAGCCGCTGCGCAGGATGGCGAGACGAACACGAAGGCTCAGCTTGAAATAAACTTCATAGAGAAGACCGCGAGCGTAGAAACGATTTCTGCATGGGTGCCCGCGTCGCGTCAGGTGCTCGGCGATCAGCCAATGCTTCAGAGTCATATCGACAACCGCTTGATTTACAAGGTTCTTAAAGAAATGGAGGATCAAGTAATTTTTGGCGATGGCACGAACGGTTCGCTGCTCGGTATTCATAACACAGCCGGTGTGCAGACTGTTGGTGCACCGGAGGCGACGACCGGAGCCGGGGTGCTGACGCATATTCGCAAAGCGTTCGCACAGGTGCGAGTGAACGAGTACGCTGCTACTGCGATAATTCTGAATCCGACAGATTGGGCGGATCTAGAAACGGCGGTTGGATCGAATGGCCAGTACATTTGGACCAATGTTCCGATGGGCGGGCAGTCTATGCTGTGGCGAGTCCCGGTCGTAGAGTCTACCGTAATGGAAGAAGGTCGGTTCTTGACTGGCGCGTTCGGTCTCGGCGCTCAGCTTTGGGATCGTGAGCTTGCTACCGTTCGGGTAGCCGAGCAGCATAGCGACTTCTTTGTCCGCAATGCGGTCGCGATACTTGCAGAGCTTCAGGTGGCGCTGACTGTGTACCGACCGAAGAGCTTCGTCAAGGGAACGCTGAACACCGATATAGCGACTTGATCATGCGCCCGCTATGGATTCTAACGAGGACAAGCGGGCGACCACAGTTTTTCGCTCGGGCGCGTGAAAGCGTCCGGGCGTTAACGTGGCCGGGTGGTGTTGTTCACGTTGTGCATTCCGATGACCCGCGAAACACATACGTTGACGGCGATATTATTATCGAAGGCGAGGCGCACGGACCGTACATGGGTAGCGGCTCGTACAATCTGTACAACAACAGGATGCTTGAAATTGTTCCTGACGATGTATGGACCGCGTTCCTCGACGACGACGACGAATATACTGCGCCAGATGTTTTCCAGCGGCTGATAAACGACAACCAGCCGAACACGATGCACACCGGGCAGGTGTCTCGATGGAAAGGAAAAGTGTGGAATACTGACCCGAACGCGAAGAAAAAAGAGTTTCAGACCGAGTGCTTTGCGATTCTGAGTAACTATGCGAAACGCGCGAAATGGTGGGGCGAAAGATCGGGGGATCACTATTACACCCGGCAGCTTACCCGAACGACGCGTACGCAGTGGCACGAAGTCCTGATTGCCAGAGCGCAAGAGGATCGAAAAGGTAACGGTGAACGTGTCGATGTAGGCTATTCGGTGCTTGATTGGGATTCGGCGATGGAGCCGGACGAACTGGTGTATGTCAAACTGTTTACCGATACTCGAAAAGTAAAAAACGGTCAGGGTGGTAAACTTGTGCAAATCAGATATAAGGATGCGCGAGAGCTTGAAAAAGCTGGCGTGGGAGTAGTGACGTATAAAGGGACAACGGTATGTTCGAGAATCGAGGACTGACGAAACAGGTACAAGCGGGGCGCACTCGATTACTCGACGCGTCGTTTCAGTCGGTGGTTACGGATGCAGAGATGCGATCACAGCTACGACTCGCTGCCGGTGTTGATACCGATTATCTGGACATGCTCGGCAAGTCCTGTACCGACTACTGTCGGCAGTATATCGGCCGCGCATTATTGACTACAAACGTGATGCGGATATGGGATCAGGCGACCGTGATGCAGCAGCTACGCGCGGAACGAATGCGCGAGCAAGTCCTGTATCTCCCGTATGGGCCGGTAATATCACTGACGCGGCTGTACTCGGTAACACCAGACGGGGACGAAACAGATATAAGCGATTATACACTTGATAATGACAGCGACCCGGCGCGGCTGTATCTGCGTGAGTCGGTGATTGGCCGTCAGATTGCCACACTGATTGCAGAGTATAGCGCAGGCTACGGGACGACCGCCGACGATGTACCGCCAGCAATACGGCATGGGGTTCTGATGCACGTTGCGTATCTGTACGAGCATCGGGGCGACTGTGACGCAGTGACTGCAGCGGAGAAATCAGGCGCGAAGGATTTGTACGCACAATATAAGGCGGGACTGGTATGAAAGAAGGTAAGCCAGGACAAAGGATGCGCTGGCATGTAATTGCTGACAGATGCCCGAACGCAGAAGTCGGCGTTGAAGTCGGTGTGCTGTACGGCACATTAAGCAAAAACCTGTTGGCAATTATTCCGACGCTGGCGCTGTACATGGTAGACAGGTGGACCGAGTACCCGAAGGAAAGCAAGCTGCCGACAAGCCGCGTTACACGACAGCCGCAGCAGTGGTTTGAAGAAGCATTCGAGACGTGCAAAGAAAACGTTCGCCCGTACGGATCACGCGCTGTGATATTGCAGACCGATAGCGCGTCGGCAGGCGACATTGTGCTCGGGCCAGTAGACTTCGTGTTTATTGATGCGGATCACACGTATGACGGTGTGATTGATGATATAAATACATGGTCGCCAAA